TCGGCAGAAACATCAATAGGTTGCTTACAAGTTGGACACTCTTCTTTCAATTTTTCTAACTTTGTGAGAGTCCGTTGAGCACCCGTAGCGGCTGCTTGTAAAGACCCTAACTCTTCTTGCAAAGCGTCATAAGACTCATAGTTAGTTACTTTCGACTTTTGGATTGCCATAACATCAATCTGATCCAACAGTCTCTTATAAGTATTGTTGGTATTAATTTTTATATTTTTTTCAGAGATATTTTCAATTTCTACCATAATAGAACTTAAAGCTTTCTCGTCTTCAGATGTATCAATTTGTAAATCCAACATGGGTAGTATGAATGTATCACTCAACTTATTATCTTTTAACCATTTTTCTACTGTTGCAAGTTTACCAGCTATGGTAGAAGACCTACTTGAAACCTCTTTAGAAGCTCCTTTAAATACTTCAAATAACTCAACGTAACCTTCTAGGTGCAAAAGATCAATAAGAAACTTCTTACGATTTGCATCGGTAGCAGTAAGAAACTGCAAGCTCGCATTGGTATTTTGATACACTAGCTGCGAGAATGTTTTAAAATCTACTCCAAGAACTTCCTGTAACGTCTTATAAGTATTTGTAGCCGTATGGCTAGAGATATCAGTGCCGTTCTTTTCAAGTTTTACTTTAATATTTGTTTTACGGTTTACCGTAATTTCGTACCTATCTTCATCTTTTGTAAAGGATAAGTATATGTTATAACCATTATTTACATAGCGGTTAGGAATGTCTGCTTTTTTGATTCCTTTTGAGTTCTTATTATACAATGCTTCTTCGATGATTAACGGGATGGAAGACTTCCCCATCCCGTTAGTACCAAGGATTTGTGTAACAGTATTGTCGTTTAATTGTAACTCATTACCAGAACCATAACTAAAGCAGTTATCCCATTTCAATGTTTGTAGTGTAATCATTGTATGTTCCTATGATGTCTGGTATCTTATCAGCGTTAATTTCTAGTATGTACGTTAGATACTCTACTAGTTCTTCTTGTACTGTCATGTCTTTGTCCATAATTAAGGAGGCTTCAGACTTTCTTTTCACTACTTTTTTATCTAACAACTCAGAGTTCTTGACTCCTGCTAGATCTTGTATATCCCCTTCTACTTCATAGATTGTATGATCAAAGTCAGTAGCCGTCATTTCCTCACTACTTGTAACTGTTTTACGAATTAACTGAGGAAGTTTAAACTCTTCCCACAACCAACTCCAGTCTTTCTCATTAATAAGTAAATAACCTGTCTTTACTCTAGCTCTATGAAAAGAAGTAGTCATTGGACTACCTGGGTATATAATATTTCTTTGTGTATTGCTATGAGAGTGCAAGTCTCCTGCAAACACAACTGGGAAATCTTCTAGTAAGTCTAGATCGATTTCTGGTTTTACGTGCGGTGGTATTTCTCCCCTGACATGAGTAAATAAGGGCTTAGTCTTATCAAAATGATCGATACTACCCTTTCTGTGTAGATCTGCATAAGGCAAGATGCCGTATCCAAGATCATTATCAACGTATGAAATATCTACTACATTGATTAAAGGGTTAATATCTCGAGAAACTTGCTTCAACTGTGTAAAGAATGTCTTATTCTTTTTTGTTGCTTCATGGTTTCCATCATAGATAATAGTGGGAATCTTTACTCCTCGAATGAACGAGAAGTAAAGCTCCAACTCTTCCATATTCGGTAGACGATCAAAGAGATCGCCACCGATTATGTGCATATCACATTCTTTCTCTAGTTCGTAAACTTGTTGAAAAAACATTTGATAACGGTTTGTCGCCCACTTTACTGGAACGTTTTTCTGTCCCAGCTTAATGTGCCAGTCTGCCGTAAAAAGAATCATCCTACATTAAACTCCGCATCTAATGCTTCGTCATCAGTCTCTGCACCGTGGTTACGGAGACGGTCTAACAATTCTTTCTGTGCGTCAGCAGTAGGACGGCTCATAACATCATCCATAGACTTGAGGTCTGCGATAGATGCTAATTCGTCTTCTGTAAGAGCGCGAGGCTTGCACTTCAATGCTTGGAGTTGGTACTCTACATTGTAAGGCAGTGGGCCTGTCTTTACTCGCTTGAAACAAATGTCCCAGCCAGTTGAGGGATCAGTAGGGTCGCCCAAGTCTTCAGCAGCAGTAATAATCTGCTCCCACAACTTCTTCTTGAGATTTGCTACTTTGACTACGCCATCGCTTGGGTCAATAACTTGACAAGCGTAGCTCCAGCCACATTTAAGGTCAGGATAGTACTCTCGTACCCAGTCCTGCTCTTTGTTGTTGAATCGCTCAGAGTTTCTATCGAAAGATAGGCACTCCATAGGAATGTTTTTACCATTCTCGCCTTCGATCCAATAGACATAACGTGCAAGAATGTCGCCAACTACGCGCATCTTGTTATCGCCGTCTTTGTATTGAAAGGTATTGATGGATGATTTTTGGGCTCCGCCCGTTTGCTTATTAAATGATAATGCCATTAGTGTATAGTCTCCAGTGTGACTTCTTCATAGATGAACGTTATTTCGTCCGGTAATACTATGAGTAGCCTGTTATCGTTGATTTCATCTAGAGGCACAGGACAGTGTAGTGCGTCTAGCGTAGTTTTGTTATATGCAACATAATCTGCATAGCTTCTCAAGGAAGCCAGTGCGTAATATATGCATAGTTCTTTTTGTGTATACTTATAGGAATGGTACAGTAAGAAGTCTCCATGAAGAAGAAAACTAGAACCTGTAAATTTTTTATTAGAATATTTATAAATACGGTCGAACTTGTTACGAGGGATCTGTTGGTTTATTAACATTTCCATGATCGTGTTACAAGTAGCAATATTGCCATCTGCCGTATCAAAAACCTTCTTCCAATCAAATAAGAGCACTATTATACATCCTTTTAACCAAGTTGTCAAGAATTATTTTTTTAAAGGTACTTCATGTCCCAACCCTGCTTCATATAGAACCCGACACGATTTGAGGCTTGTTTTCGAGCCGTATTTCCTTTCAGGTGTATATCTATAATAACAGGACTGATCTTACCTTCTTTCTTCCGAATCACTCGACCTACAAGCTGTGTCAATAGTGGTTCATTATTTACGGGTGTAGCCAGTATCAAACAACTTAACGTATCTACTGATATACCCTCAGAGAAGATCGCTTGCGTTCCATATAAAATGTTTGCATCTCCGTAGAGAATTTGATCTACAAGCCCTTCTCTGTCCTCGTGTGCAACTTCACCCGTCACACAAATTGCTTTATCTCCGCTTAACTCCGCACACGCTTTCAGAAAAGCTACTCGATCACTTACTACTAGCACTTTGTGCCCTCTTGCGGCGTAGGCCGCAGCAAGCATGGATATAGTGTGTCGATACTCTTCATCATTCGCTAACTTTGTTACTCGGTTAGCCCAAGGTATCTTAGCACCGTCCATGAAGCGAATCTCGGAAGGTACTAAGTGTACTGTAGGAGTCATATAGTTTTCTTTTGGTGGCTTAAAAAGAGTATTACCAAAGTAATCTCTGAACACAACGTGTTTACCATCCTTTCTTTCTATAGTACCCGATAGACCTATCTTATATCTACAGTAGTTTGTATCTAAGATTTTTGAAAAAGTAGGACTACTAACGTGATGCATTTCATCTAGTATGATAGTCCCGAACTCCTTACGAATCTTTTCTACGTTTCGGTATAAAGTCTGAGTATTGCCAATTACAATAGGACTATCAAGATCAAATTGACCACTGCCTATGATGCCTGGTTTAAAACCGTAGACTTTCTCTACTTCTTTTGCCCACTGATTACGCAGAGGGACAGTGTGGGTAACAACGAGTGTCTTTTGACCAAGCTTACCTGCAATAGCTAAGCCTGTAAAAGTCTTTCCCCAACTGACCCATGCGTTAATTATAGCATTGTCTTCGATCTCGTCAAAAACTTTCTTCTGACTGTCTCGGAGTTCAAACTTAAATTCAGGAAAGTCCACAGGTACATGAGTACGCTTATCGACTATCTCATAGTGCTCTGGTATTAAATCCGTGCGCCCTATAGGTAGTGATACTAACCCATTTCGAATGATCCCCATATTCTTAATGATCTGAGGAGGATCAAGAGGATTGTGCGTAGGAATTGAATAGGTAAGCTCTCTATCGATCTTATCCTGCAACTCGGCACTGCAATCCATGTAAATTCTGTGGCTTATAACTGCTTTCATAAATTCAGTTCATTCTTTGCAATAATGTATTGTTTAACGAAGTCAGATCTTACTATGTCCTCTACTTGGAAGTCTACGAAAGTAAACGCGTCCATGCTTTTAAGTACACGAATAAAATCTTGTAATCCGTTCGCTTTTAAATCAGCTTGTCGAAAGTCTCCGCAGAACATAATTCTACAATTCTCACCCATACGAGTGATAATAGAATCAAGTTCATGAAAACTCATGTTTTGACACTCATCAATAAGAATAACTGCATCCCTGAGTGTAATACCTCGTATAAAAGAAGTAGTCATAAAGTGTACTAAGCCTTTGTTCTTGAGGATTTCATATGCATCCCCTCGACCAAATAAATCATTAGCGATATCTTTATAAGGTTCCTCATATACTGAGCCTTTCTCTTTTTCGGTTCCTGGTAGGAAACCAATGTCACGAGTCGGCACTGCACTTCGTATAATTACTAAGTTCTGGTAAGCCCCTTTTGCCATATCATCGTATGCTAGATAAGAAGATATGAAGGTTTTACCGGTACCTGCTAGACCGTGTAGCACTAGATTTTTGTCTGACTCAAATGCAGTCAACTGATTTCTAGTTAAAGGTTCTATCTCGCGTAGTTCTAAACTAGCCCCTGCGAGTGTTTTTCGTCTTTTAGCCATATTTATACTTTTCTTTTAGTG